ACCATTGAGCACGGGCAGACATTTATCTGTTGCGACGTTGACATCCAAAAGTCTGTAAATAAGACTTTCCTCATTCCGGTTTTATATATCTGGGTCTTTAGCCACAAGAGCAAGCTCAGATTACCAAAAGAAACCGGAGGTGGGATTCGTACTGATAAGCTGTGTTCCGAGATTGCGAAGGCTGTTAATGGCAGTCGATACTATGGTCTCGGTGAGTTGGATTTATACGCTGTGAAGCGTTTTGCTCCCATCACAGATTATCAGGGGAAAGTTCTCACGTTCCAAGCAAAAGACTTCAATCGGACATTACCGACCGGCAAGCCAGTCCCATCCAATAGGAAAAATGGATAATGCCGACACGTCATTTACTGTATCAAAAAGACATCCCCATAAATGACTATATTCGGGTTATGATTCCGACTGTTGGCGAAGTATTGGAAAACGAGGATAGCTACTACAGCATGGTGTCAATGCTTACCGCTATGCCCATAGATATGATGGTGCAGCTTGATGATATCGGGATTGATTTTACGACCATTAACGAGTGGGAGCTCTTTCTCCTCTTGTTTAACTCCTTAAAAGAACAGGACACCTCACTAATTTTCGGAGACTTTGACCTAAAGCCATTCCAGCCTGCAATCAATCCGCAAAACGGAAATGTGATTCTGGTCAACAAGGCAACCGGTGTACGAATCGACCGTGCTCTGCATGGACAAATTGCCGGGGCTCTTAGGAAAATCCACCACCTTGAAAAGGACAATCGCAAGCCAGCAAACGGCGAAGCGAGAGAATATATGATTGAGCGTATGCGAAAGAAGCTGCGTCGTAGGGGTATGCGAACAACCGACTCTCAGCTTGAAGAGTTGATTGTCGCCCTTGTTAACACAGAGCAGTACCACTATGGATTTGAGGGGACACGAGAACTCTCTATCTATCAGTTCAATGAGAGCGTGCGCCAAGTAATCAAGAAAATTGACTATGACAACAAGATGCACGGCATCTATGCTGGCACGGTCAGCGCGAAAGACCTAAGCCAAGATGATTTGAATTGGCTAACTCACAAATAGGAGGAATGTCTAAATGAATATCAATGATATCACCATCACCAGCCTTGAGACTATCAATGCATTTGACATCGTGACTGGTGCATTCAAGTTCACTCTGGACGAGCTGCAGAATGCAACTATCGCTCAGACTCAGGAAAAGACCGACATCACCGGCAAGCAGGGTCGCAAGCTGAACTCTCTGAAGAAGAATAAGGCTGTTACCATTAGCGGTACCAATGGTCTGGTTTCTGGCGGTCTGCTCGAAATGCAGGTTGGCAGCGAGTTTGAGAACAAGAAGACCACGGTTAAGTGGCACGATTATCTCACCGTTAGCGGCAATGCTGCGTCTACTGCTTACAAAGCCGTTGGTACGACCGGAAATGAAGTCGAGTCTGTTTATGTCAAGCACAGCGATGGTACCCTCGGTAAGACTTTGACTCAGGGCGCAGAAGTTGCTGAAGGTGTTTTCACCTACAATCCTCAGACGAAGGCACTTGCCTTTAATGATGGAGAAATCGCAGACAACACAGAGATTGTCGTGTACTATATGCGCCAGATTCAGGCTGACGTTCTGGAAAACCTGAGCGACCACTATTCTGGCAAGTGCGCTTTGTACATTGATGCCTTTGCCGAGGATAAGTGTGCGAATGTGTACCGCATCCAGTTCTACATCCCCAAGGCTGACTTCAATGGCGAGTTCAGCTTCGAGATGGGCGACAACCAGACTGTCCATGCGTTTGAGGCTGAATCTCTGTCCGGTGCTTGCGGCACCAGCGGCGCTCTGTGGACTTACACCATCTTTGGTTCCAACGCTGAGGATGTTGCCTAAAGAAAGTAGGTGGTAAACATGGCAACTGCGGTCAAGAGAT